GAATGACATCTCCTTACATACAGAAGAATGTGGGATCTTCTCTTTTATTCTGGTATCTTTCTGCATGGCGTTTAGCATATAGTTTTGATGATTGATAAGTCGGATATTTCTCGATATTGTTCTCCAGTTTCTCTACAAGATAATACAGTTGGAATTTGTTGGGAATGCCTTCTTTGATATATGTGTATATGAATTTCTGACAAGCTGCGGCAAAGATGCCATTGACTATCGACATGCTCGCCGTGCGAGCCTCCTGCAACAACTCATCCATATATTCCGAGCTTATCTCCTTACGAAGCAGCATGTCTGCAGTAATGGCAAGTTCCTGCGCCTCCCTCCAGTTCTGTGTTGTCAGCGCCAGTCCGCAATCTTCTAGCTGCGAAGGACGGAAAAAGAGTGTCACTATCCTGTTGCGAGCCTGCTCCGTAGCTCCCCACCCTTCTACATGTATCAGGTGTAGGTATATTATATCGTCGACAGTCTTCAACCTCTCAACGAGCACCTCCTCTATCAGAGCGTCTACGCGAGCCTTACTAGCAGGTGCCATGCTCTCGGTCGACACTATGCCGAAGCCCGTCGCTGTCAAGACGACATCCAAAGATCGGCATGTACGTGCGAAGGCGTCTAAGCAGACGACACGTATACACCTCTGCTTTAGCCATTCATCCTCTGTTATCTTGTCCTCGAAGTCAGGAGATATGATATTGTTGACAAGGTCGTGATATGCCGCCTTCAGCGACGACTCCAACCGGTTAAACACGCTGCTGTTGCGCTCAGGCATTTTTGCCGCAGGAACGTAAAACTCGAACACCTCCTTGGTGATTTCATTCAGGATTGTTGCCATCTGCTTGTCCGTTATTGTTAGTTACTTCTATTGCGTCCGTATTCTTGTCAAGAGTAGTGAGCAGGATCATCGGTATGTCTGGATAAACCTTATCCTCCCAGTCGTTGTAGTAGATGATGGTGTTGTGCACGGTCATCATCATGTCATGTGGCATAGTCTCGAGAGCCTGCTTCATGGTGAACAGCTCACGCTTGTCCGAACCCGAGTTGTTCATCTGGCTCTTGCCAGGAGTGGCACCTGCGAGGTTAGGATGGACGTTGTCCGAATATGCCAGCACGTTGCTCACCTCTGCCACGTCGTCGTTATACTCGTTACCCGCCTTCGAGGTGTCCACGACGTTGATCTTGATGTAGTGTTGCTCCTTGCCGTCGAGCATTGATTCGAACTCGCTCCAGAAGAGCTTATCGGAGTTGGAAGAGCCTCCGAGGTAGTCACGCAGCTCTCGCATAAACTCGGTCTTCATGTCGACGAAGTCATCCGAGCCGATGCTGATACCGCGAGCATGAGCACGCTCCTCCCAGAACCTTGTGTTTATCTCCACATGATAGCGTATGTTCTGCCCGTTCTTTATCTTAGCACGCTTAGCCGCCGTAAGGTAAGCATAGATGTCAGCCCAACCGTCACGGAGCGTTGCGCTCCAGTATGGTATAGGATAGTAGTGGCTACCCACGGTAGGCATGCGGCATACTATCGCGAACTTCGTGTAGCGTGATGATGTCACCTTGAACATGCCCAGCGGGTCTCGCTCCTTGTCTGTGCGTGCCATGAGGTCGCCCAGTGGGTCGTATTCGTCGAGCAGAGGTATCACCTCTACATCCTCAGGAGCGTCGTTATCTTTCCAGTCGGCAAAGAAGATGTTCTTCACCCGTCCCATGTCGTCAGCCTTCTGGAAGCGAACGTGGCATGCGTCCTTGTGCACCACACGTACTATCTTCTGACGGTCACGGGTGAGCACCACCACGCATACGCAGAAGAAGTAATACTTCAGGTCGGTGATCTGCTCAGCGAAGAACCTCTTCATGTTGTTACGCATCAGGAATCTGCGGATGTCGAGGTCAGCCGTAGGCTTCGGCTTTTTGTCGTCGCGTGTCGCCACGTCCATATACTCCAGTCCCCTGCCGTAGCATGTCAGGACGTTGAACAACTTGTCCTGGCTGAGGACTGAGTTTTTCTCCACCGCCTCCTTCAGGTTGTACGGCAGCTGGTTGTCTTCTCCCCACGCTACCACCTCATAGCTATTACCGTCGTCTGCCTTTACGGTGATGATGCTGTCCTTCTCCGGAGAGGAGTATACGTTTCTCACTGTCGACACCTCACTTGATATGTCGAACGGGCGGCTAATCTCTATCACATGTGTCTCTGTCATCATATATATACTGGATGTCCGTTAATCTCAAATATCAGAATGTCTCTCACTTTGCGTTTCTGCCCGCTCTTCGGATTGAGCAGGTCGTGTGTGCCACGTCGCCACCACGAGCTTATCACCTGCCACCCCTCATAGCGGTGTATCTCTCCCTCCTTGGTCAGCGTTACTATCCATACCAACTCGTGTGTTCTCCTGCACTCGTCGAGGAACAGCTGCGCCTCCTTCAGATGTATCGCACTTTTTACTTTTGCCATAGTCCTTAGTTGTAGATATCCTCGAATGTGTCGCTGAAGATACGTGCTGCACGTCTTCGGCGCATGACGTTGTTCACTCTCTGGGCGTATGTATATGTCAGCTCATAGTCTGTCATGTAGTCGTCCTCGTTGTTTATCTCGTCCTTCGAGTCGGTTATCACGATCTCCTTGCCACGTCTGCCGTTCTCCCACAGGTACACCTCATCCGAGCGTAGGCAGTCGGTTGCCCATTCCGCCATGTCGTCGTTGAGCCATCCTGTATTTGCCGTGAACTGGCGTTCCTCGATGATGGAGTAGTTCTGCAGCTTCGACTTCGCTCTGCCTGAGGACCTGTCAAACTTCGTCGTACGCTTCAGCGTGCCGGAGCAGTGAAGGAACTCCTCACAGCCGAAGCTGTTAAGGAAGAGTAGCGACGGCTCCGGTAGTATCTGCTCCTCTATGCAGCGGAACACCTGCTTCGCGTTGCCCGATGTCACGGTGTATAGCAGCAGGCGGCCACCCACAAGACCTATGGCGTCGATGATTTTTCGTGGTGACACATCAAACTGCGCTATGCGGTTCGAGTCAAATGTTACTGCCGACAGCTGTGCAGTCAGAGAGGTGTATGTCCCTACCGGCAGGCGGACCTCTGCATTCACCAGAGCGATAGGGTTGTTGAAGGAATACAGGCGCTCCTCCCTGTTGAGAGCCGTTATCTTCTCGCCATCGAGCAGCGTCAGGAAGTGGTTCTGGGTGAAGTCTGTTGCCGACATCCCTACGTCAGCCTTGGTGTAGAGTAGTGTCACTGGCGCTATCGATACCGAGTAGCCTTCACTCGAGAACTGACACTGCATCACCACCCGTTGGTATTCCCTTACATACGGTTCCACGAGCGGAGAGAGATCAGACAAGACTATTCGCCCTGAGAGGTCAGGATAGAGTGTCTCCTCAATGATGTTGTCGCCACGGATGGTAAGGACGACGTCAACGCTTGTCCGAGACGTCTGCACCACGATGTCGTCTACCGACGATGAGAAGCTCAGCGTAGCCGGTTGGCTCACTATGTCTATTGCTGCCATTAGTATGCTATTTTTCTTTTTCGCAAAGATAAGAATAACCCGTGGCTTGCGAAAATACAAGGGCGGCTACCATCACTGGCCACCGCCCTCACTCGAACAATTACTAAAAAAATACTAATCGAAGACCCACACAAGACGGTCGTCAACACGTTCCATTCTCTTACCTTTTTTGCGCATTTCTTTGCATATAGGGCACGTCTTTTCATCCCCATAATGTTTTTGGTATTCTAAATTGTAATGATGTTTTTTGAAATAATCATTTCTATTTTCTAATTTATTGTTTATTTCACGTAAATCTTTATATAAACTATCAGTTATATTTTTATCTTTTTTACTCGTTGAATTGAATTTGTTTTTATTTTTATTTTTTTTCACAATATTATTATTTTCATTATTATAGTCTATATTTAGAGGAGTATTACTAAATTGTATAGAAATATCAATTCTGTTTGCATCATTATCATCACTAAATTCATTATTATTATTAAATTTATCCTTTACAATTATTTTATTATTTAGATCTTTACTATCTTCTTTTTGAGATGAATATACTTCTGATTTATCTTTTGATATTAAACTTATTTTTTCCTTTTTTTTAATTCTTTTTGCCATATTCTCTTCACGGATACCACTGGCACTATCATGCCTATTTTTTTTAATTTTAGCCAATTTTTTATTTGTTCTAAATAAATTTATTTTATTAGGAGAAATAATTGCTTTTCTATATATTTTACAAGGATATTTTTTTTGACTACCATCTTCACCCCCCAAAACATTATTTTTTTCATTTTCATTTTTTTTCTCACTTTCTTTATTTGTATATATTTTAGTATAAAAACAATAATTATTATTAACAGAAGTTAAATATTTTATTTTACCTTTAACTAAAGCATTTTTAGTCGTAAAACATAAAGATGATATAGGTATAATTTCAATTTTATCTTCATTTTTATTTTTTGATTCCTCACTTTCTTTTGGACTTATTTTTTTTGTAACAAAAAGCCTTTTCTTCTTAGGAATTAAATTATTTATTTTTATATTTTTTTGTCTGATTTTACATA